CCTTCCATCAGGCGGTCCAGGAGGTCTTTATCAATGCTCATGCGGGGGCTCCTCTTCGAGCAATTTATCACCACACCGCACAAAATTCAGGATAGTCCCGTCCCCCCTTCAGGCCGAACAGTTTTTCCGTATCAATGGTCAGGGTCGGCATGGTCACGCCATCATAGGCAGGGCCTGTGCCGGAGCCATGCGCGCCGTCATTGGCGGAGGGTGTGCCACCGGTGCCATTGCCCCAAACCTCATCGACGTCCTGAATGTCGAAGGTAATGCCATGTCTGTACAGCCATGGCCGCGCGCCCCACATATTCCCCAGCAGACTGCCGCTGGTGTCGGGCCTGTCGTCCTCTGCGGCCTTTTCCGCGGTTTCGGCCTGTGCACGCTGCGAATCCAGTACGCTGGCGGGATCGATCTGCTCGATCAGCGGAGTGGAGTTGCCAAGCCGTACACGGTCCTGCGCAATCTGGGTCTGGGGTGCCTGCGCGCAGGCATTCGAATATGCAAAAAAACTTCCCACCAACGCGGAATTGATAAAAAGCATACGGACCGGGCATCGCAGAACACACCGGGAAGCAGAAAACGTCATCAAAGGAGCCTGTCAGGGACATGTCGGGCAAAAATAAACAACAATTCCGGATGCAGCCATCTCCTGAACAGGAAACGGGCATGCATATCGCCACAACAGGACTTCAGGAAAGAAAATACATCACATCCTGACCCATCCCTGGCTCCGTCCGCCCGGCGACATGCCGGCCGCTGTCTTTTGCAACATGTGGTCAGCATCATTGATTGAGGTGTCCACAATCTCAAAACCCGTCCGCGCGGAACGCGTCTGTTCACATGCCAAAAAAGCGGGCATCCTTTTTCCATGCGCCTGTATCCCGCCCTGCTCGCCTTCCTGCTCCTTGACGCGACCGCCTGTACGGCCGCGCCAAATCCTGCGGAGATCGTCGCGCATGCGCCAGACAGCGCATGGCGAACGGTTGCCCCGAAACGGCTCCTGCTGATGACGACAGCCGATGGCAGGCGTATCATCATCGAACTTGCATCGGACTTCGCCCCCGTCCATGTGGCCAATGTCGTACGTCTTGCACGGACCCATGCGTGGGAGGGAGGCGCCATCATCCGCGTGCAGGACAATTATGTCGTGCAGTGGCGTGTGCGGGACGAAAAGGCGCCGCCAAAAGGCTTCATAAAGACCCCACCCGCTGAATATGACCGGCCCCTGGCGGGTATCGGGTTTCGCCCACTGGATTATCCTGATTCCTACGCACCGCAGGCCGGGATCGCGGCGGACTGGGCCGTGGGAAGCGATGGCGTGCGGGTGTGTCCCGCGCAATGTTATGGAACCGTGGGCGTGGCGCGCGACATGCCGCCGGATACCGGTGACGGACAGGAACTTTATGTCGTCAATGGTGAGGCCCCGCGACAGCTTGATCGCAATCTCGCGGTTGTTGGACGGGTTCTCGTGTGGATGGAACTGCTCGGCTCGCTCCCGCGCGGGACGGGATCGCTGGGCTTTTATACCGACGCGCACCAGGACGTTCCGATCAAAAGCATGACGCTCGCCGCTGACCTGCCGCCGGCGGCACGTCCGAACATTCAGACGATGCGAACACAAAGTCCTTCATTTGACGCCTATCTCGCGGCACGCGCGGCGCGGACGGATCCGTTTTTTGTTCACGCAGCGCATGGCGTCGCGCTGTGCAACGTCCCCATCCCGTCGCGGGAGGTCCGATAACGCGCGGGCAAAGTCCGGACGGGCGTGGATAGCGAAACCAGCAGTCCGGATTTTCCACGCCTCCCCCACTGTCTCGTCTCCGGCGGCCCATGCGCATATGACAGAGGAACCGTCCTGCCCATGTATTCGTTGCCCCCAGGCCAATATCAGGAGGCTTTGATGTCTTACCGCGAAAAGATGGGACTGGCGTGCATGGCCATGCTGGTCTGTGGCTATCCTCTGGCGGCACATGCGCAGTTTGCCGCGCCCCGCTCCTCCCCGGGGAAGCCGGTTACCACGACGCCACCGCCAGTACACGATCAGGCCGGATCATCGGCTCATCAGCATGGCAAAACCCATGGCGTGCCAGAGCAGTATCCATCAGGCCAACCACCTGCAGGGCAGGAGCCGGTAACAAGCGATCAGCAGAGAACAAAGCAGGCAGCGCCCATGCAGTAACGACGGACGCGGCGCCCGTCGCCGCTCCTTGCCTCCCGGGATCAGGTGTGTGGTCCCAGCGCCATCCGCACCGCGCATGCCCGCCGTTGTCTGCGCCACAGGAACAGCCCCACCCCGGCACCAGCCGAGACAAGGCTGCCCGCGAACCCGGCCAGCAGGCCCGCGACGAAGATGCTCACGATGCCTGGATCGCCGCGTCGTCAGCCTTGCACCTGGCATAGATCGCCTCGATATCAGCGGTGGTCGGACCGCCGGACGACACGGTGTCTTCCACCGCCGTCTTGATCGTGGTCCATGCCTCGGGGCCATATTTCTCGATCAGGCCGAGGACGAGGCTCGTGCTGTTGACGATGGCGCTCAGTTCGGTTGCATCCATGGTGTCAGTTCCCCGTGGTCGTGGTGGTCTGCGCCGTAGACAGGGCCAATTGCAGCCCGGCCAGCGCGCTTTCGGCTGACCGCCGCAATCACCGGGGCGTCCACGAAGGTGTCCAGGTGCGGACCTGACCAACGCCAATACCGCCCGGTCCGCGCTGGACACGATCGTGTCGGCGTTCAAGGGCGTGATGGCCGGTGCTGGCAGCGTGACCGTTCTCATCGGCCTGCTGGTTACTGTCCCCCTCAAGCTGCATACGCTATATATGGCGATGCGGTTGCACGACCGTGGGTTAGAATAACATGAGGTTGGCGTCATAGACCCATCTGGACTTAGAAATGAGGCAGAAAGGACTTTCTGTCGTCACTCCCACATTCCTGCAACAGCCATTCTACGCTTCCTTCGTCTGTTAAAACTGGTATAGCGCGGGTTCCATGATCTCGGAGCCATGCGGTCCTGTGCCGTCCCTCAGTAAAACCGACTCCATCATTTTCGATGGCATGTAGCATTGGATATTGGATTGCTTCCCCTTTCTTAATCCATTCTCCAAAATTCATGTATTTTCCATAATTTCCGGCACCAGAACCTTTTGGTCCGACATAGAGATTATCTCTCTTCCACAATACGTCCAATTTGCGTAGGTCAACCCACACAAGAGGTTGGTGCGAAGATTCTCTGGGATGATAGCACCACGACAACATAAACATGGAGTAACTCGCACCAAAGGTTAAGCCAGACTTCATCTGACAGGATCTTTCTACGCGATCTCCAGTACCTCGACTGTCGCCTGCCGCCCAAGCGCATGAAGGGCGGCCTCGACGCGTCCGATCTTGCTTTCATGCAATAGATCGCGCAGCCGACGCACGGATGATTCAGCCACGCCCAGTCGGCGCGCCAGTTCCACGTTGCTGATCTTGTTCTCCAGCATTGCCGTATGCAGCGCCAGCTTAGCCGCTTCCAGCATGGGCACATAGACCAGCGGGCGACCATTGGCCGCGGGCGGCACTGGCACGGCCGCACCATCGGTCACGTAGATGGACAAGGACGTGACCAGAAGGTCCTGTGCCTCGCGCAGCGCCTCCTGCCATGTTGCACCGTCAGTCGCCCCCGGCAACCCCTCGAATGAGACCGTGATGGTGCCGTCCGGATTGATCTCCAGATTGACCGGATAAGCGTAAAGCATCCTCATACCTCCAGATCGGTTTCGGTCAGCCCGAGATCCTTGAGGATCTTGCGGAACGTGTCGGTAGCCATGTCACCGCGATGGTTCGATACTACCGTCGAATTGCCGTTCAGCCGCACCACGATGTGCGACCCCTTCCCCTTACGCTCGGTCATGTCCCAGCCATGCCTGTTGGCGAGGCGGCGGAGACGGACAAGGAGATCAGCGGCTTCCATGTCCACGCTATCGCGCACATATGCGCGAATGTTAACATAAATCGGTCATAAATGAACGAAATAAGCCCCCGACTTGCGAACTTGCACAAGTTCGGCTGTTGCCCGGCGGAAATCCGTCCGGGACAGGCGTTCCACATAAGCGACCGTCTTCCCGTTGATCGTGCGTTCAACCACGAAATAAGCAGTATCTTCCACCACCCGTTTTCGGTTTCTTCCGGCACGACGGTGACGGACGAAATGCCGGGCGTGGTCCCGGTGTTGCCTGCGTTCCCGTTCGTGGCCACGGCGCTGACACCCGTGGGCGCATCAATGCCGGCGGCGAACGATATTTCAGCCAGCGTCCAGTCCGTCTCCCCGCTGCGTGACAGGTTGTAAAGCGGATAGGAAGGATGGGCGATGGTCAGCACGTCCGCCGACTGCACCCAGCGGATATTCCATACATCCGCCACCGCATAGGGGGTCGCGACCTCATAGATGCTGCCGTCGCTATTGGTCAGGTACGCGCCGTCGGAGATGAAGAGGATATATCCATTCCCCATCTCCAGCACATAGGACTGCGTGTTGTTGTAGACGAACGGCACCAGTCGCGGCAGGCTGGTCGCATCCTTCACCGCGCCGACATACTGCGTGCCGGGACGGTTGCTGGCGCCGCCCTGTACATGCACGAAGAAGTTCGTCAGCTCACACGCCCCGGTCTGCCATTTCTCCATGTCGGAGCGAAAGCGCAGCATCGGCGAGATGATGCCCGCCGCAAATGCCGGGCGATATGCGATGGACGGCCGTGGGCCTTCGGGATACTGCGATGCCATATGCTTACGGCCCTGAATTGTTTGCAACGACATTGACGGTTTCGCCGGAATTGTCGGCAACACCGGCCGCACATCCCCGGAATATGTTTCCGGTAATGGTGCCGTAACTGACACCACGGTCGATGCGGACGGCCCCAAACGGTGCTGCAGCACTCGTGGCGCCGTCACAGAAATTCACGCCATTGACAACGAAGGATCCGCCATCTGCGCTATTTCCGTCCGCTGCGGCCTGCAGCAGTATCCCGAAGGTGCTGTTGGTTGCGGAATAGGTGGCACCGTCCTGATTACAGCCGATGATGTCACCGCCTATGAACCTGAAATCCTTTGCGGCGTAGGAAACGCAGGCTTCCGCCGCGCCTTCGACTTTCCCGCCATAAAACTCGACATGGCCGATGCTTGGAAACTTGCCGGATGTAATGAACCGGATCAGGTTTGTAGGCTCGTTGTAGCCGTAGCACTGGAACGAATATGCTTCCAGGTGGGTGACATCGGTCCCGGAAATGCACGTTGACCCGGCGGCATCACCTGTCGCGTTGATTTCTGCCTCCAGCCGATCAAGATGTATGAACTGCGGGCATGCAGCCGCCGATGTGCTGGTCGGGCAGTCGATATTGAGTGCGATGTGAACCTGATTGCACGTTCCATGCGCAATCCACGTGGTGGCCGCGAAATCGGAAATGTGCACACAGCTCCCGGGGACGAAGCCCTTACTGGAAGACAGGGCTTCGTCCACGTGGAAATCAAGGACTTCCGTCACGTCCCCGCGTGTCGGGCAGCTTCCGATATCCGAAGCGCAGTTCGCCCCGGTTTCGTCCCCGTGGTAATAAACCGCATAGCCGCCACCAAGCGCCACGCTGGACATCATCTGCGTTGCATAGAACTCGCGGAACCTGTTCTTGAAACCAGAATACGCCTCAAACAGGTTATACGCCCCGTAGGAATACACATGGTCGGCGACGCATCCGGCGCAGTGCGTAAACTTCACCGCAGGGCCTTTCTGTGTCACGCTTGCGGTCGTATTGGCGAACATGAATGCCACATCCGTCACCCGGCCGCCGTAAAAATAACGGTCGCCTGACACCACGGGCGCATCGAAATCAAAGAGCGCCACGCTCCCGGTTCCGGTTACAAGGAAGCGCGTGCCGCCAGCCTGCACCGCGCCGCCGCCCGCGCCACGGATACTCACGCCAGCGCACGGCACGGAATGGCCGGTCGCGGCGGAGATCACATAATTCCCGGATGGGAAATACAGTTCGCCACCCTTCCCCGCAGTACGGGCGCAGAGCGCGGTCAGTGCGGTCTGGATTGCGGCATCATCGTTCGTGGCCCCGTCGCCTTTGGCCCCGAAATCCTTGACGCTGCTCCGGTCGTATTCCTTTGACTGGACGCTCCGGCTGACGGCGGTGGCGTCGGGTCCGATGACCGACGCGGCCGACGCCGCCGTTCCGGACAGGCTGCCGCCCGTGATGACCGGCATGCGCAGCGACTGCGCATTCGATGTGCCCCCCGTGATGGCGGGCGTTGTCAGCGCCTGGTTGGTCGAGGATCCGGACGACATGTCAACCTTTTTGCCGAGCAGGTCGGGCAGCGTGTAATTATCCCACGTCAGGTTCGCCCCGTCGCCGTTCGTATCGAGCTTCGTTGCCCACCACTGCCGCCATTCCTGCGCGGTGGGGATATAGTTCTGGTGCCAGTTCGGAAAGGACTGCGCCCTTGATGGAGAAACCATGGCAATACACGCAAGAATTGCCAGCATAACCGCCTTCATTGTTCGGCCTTTCCTTTTTTGCCATGGCACCTTCATGATCGCGGATTACTGCGTCACGCCATTGATGATTGCGGCAGGCACAGTACTGCCGCCCGGGGTGTTTGCGTAGATGGTCACATCCGTCCATCCACTGGACGGCGCTGGCGTGATTGCCGTCCCGCTGCCCATGGTGATTACGTTTCCCACGACAGAGAACATAAGTCCTTTGGACGGCAGAAGTATGCCCGTCCCTGCCGAGTTGACGGACATGACGTTCCCCATCATCACGGAGAAATACGCCTCGGTGACGACCTCGATCCCGTTGGTTGCCATGCCGATCATGACGTTGTTGCTCGCAGTGGAATAATACATTCCCTGCGCGCCGTCGAACAGGATGCCAGTCCCGGCGTTCGTTATTGTGTTGCCGTTAATCGTGCCGTTAGTGGAGTAAGACGAATACAGCGTGTATATGTAATGCCCCCCGGCGGGGTCGTATATGGTATTATTTGAAATATTATAGCTTGTAGAGTTGTATACCTTTACAGCGGTCTGCGTATTCGCCGTCCCCTTTGGGGACATGAACGAATTTCCCACGATGTTGATGTTACTGCCGCCGTTTATCCGGATGTCATGCGCGTTCGCGTATGCGGTTCCGTCATAATTCGTGGAGCCTGTCCCATAGAACGTGTTGCCGGTAATGGTCCCGTTTATGGGTGCTGCGGGGTTTATGTCATACTCGATCCCCACGTTCTCCGTATCCCGGAACGTATTTCCCGTGATCTGCCAGTTAACAGGTCCGGATCGGCCAGCATATCCGTAATCCCCCATGTTGACGCCATACTGGCACGTGTCGAACGTGTTCGCGGTGATGGAGATGTTCTGCGCGATATCGGTATCCGTCGTCTCTCCCTCGGGACCTGCACCTATCCCAAGGTTGCACTTCGTCAGAACGTTATCGGATATGCTGCCGCGGGCGCCGTTATTGAACGCGATGCACCCGTCCCCTGCATTCGACACCCGGTTGTGCGTGACCATCGCATAGCCGCCATTCACATTGATGGCGTCCCCCGATGACTGATCGACAACGTTTCCGGAGATGAACAGGCCATCCACGCCGTTCATGACGGTTGCGTGCGAGACCTGGCCACCCGTCGTCGGGATGTTCGTGAAGTGGTTATTTTCGATATGAATGTTCGTTATCGACGCGGACGCCGGGGAGTTTATCAGGGCTCCCTGCACGCCCACCGGCATATACGTCCCGTCGAACGTGATCCCTTCTATCGTGACATCCGACGCATTATCAGCCAGCACCAGCATATATGCGGGGGACGCGGCCGACACCTTCAGAACTGCCCCCTGGTTGGATCCGACAAGGCGCGTTCCCGATGGCACCGTCAGCGCCCCCGCGACGCATATCCCGCGCACCTGCAGCGCCACCCCGGTCCCCGCCAGCGCGGTCAGCCCGTTCTGGATGGGGGTGGTGTCATCGCTGGTTCCGTCGCATTTCGCGCCGAAATCCGCCGTGGTTAGAAAATCCCCCAGCTTGGCGCGCAGGCTGCGCACGACCGTGTTGGCGATTCCCGATGGCGTCACCAGCGCGCCCCCGGCATCCGTCCCGGTCATGATGCCGCCAGCGATATAGGGACTTGTCAGCGACCCGTTGCGGGCGTCCATTTTCCTGGACCACCAGTCCTCCCATTCCTTTACGCTGGGGACGTAGTTCTGTCGCCAGTTCGGTGTGGACTGGGCATGCGCCGGGGCATGGAACGCACACATCGCCATGACCAGAAGAAGGGCCTTTTTCATTCTTCGATCCCTGCACCGCCGGGCTGCGCCAGCTTGATGTCACGGTGATATGGCCTGCGCCATCCGATGGGGCTGTCGCCGATCGCAAGGATGCCGATGCGGCTGTCGGGCGTGCTGGCCGGGATATACACGCTGTCGCGGTTGGCGATGTCACGCGCCGCCAGTCCTGCGTTCTGCACGCCGTTCAGCGTATCCGCAGGCATCAGGTAAGCAGGCGTCGGGCTGGCCGCCGCGCTGTCGCCCACGATGAAGCCGCCGGGAAATGTCTCGGTCACGGAGCGGATCGGCCGCCATTCATCGCGCAGCGCAGGCATGCCACGCACCCTGATCCAGTCGGGCACGTAATCGGCATTCTGCTGCTCAAGCACCTGATCGGCCTGCATGGCCTGCTGCAGCGCCTGTTGCGCCATGCTGCGCATCTGGGCTGCGATCTCGCCGCTTCCGGTGACGGCAATGGCGATCTCGGCCGCCAGCGCCCACGTGAATGCCTCGCGGAACTGCTGCCGCCAGTTATCGATCGGCTGTGCGTTGGAGACGTACTGCACCTGCACGCTGGCGTGGTTGGTGCGGATGACGGGGCCGGCCGTATTGGTGCCTGCCGTCCCTACCCCCTCACCAAATGGCAGGCCGGTGCGGAACAGCGCATGCTGTGCCTCGCGGTCCATTGGGGGGTGGCGTGGTGCCGTGCCGGGCAGAACCCTATGCACCGTCACGCAATCGGACGGGCGCTGGAACTCGTAACCCCATTGCGGGTCCGTGCTGGCCGCACCGGTGCCTGTGGCCGTGACACGACAGAAGCGCCACTGATAGGCCGAGAATAGCGTATCAAGGCACATCTGCCAGAACGCACCGCAGGCGGTTGCCTCGGCCGATCCATCGTCAAGAGATGTGATCGTGCTGCGCGTGCCCGCCCGCAGCAGCGCTGCATTGCACAGGTCGATCTGCGTGGTCACGGGCCGCGCCTTACTGACCCTGCTTTTCGATCATCCTGGCGATGAAGCGGGGATCGGACGCGCTGATACGCTGTCCGACCTGCTTCTGGTATTCCGCCATTTTCTTTTCGGCAGCGGCGTCCAGCGGCTCCAGGTTGGAACTCGGGTTGCCATCATACTGGATGATGGCCCCCGGCTCCTCGACCTTGCCGCCGATGTAGCTACGGGTGAGAACCTTGTATTTCGCCATGATGCGCCTCACGCCACGTAGTTGCGGGGATACGGGACGTTCGCGGGAACATCCAGATTGATGCCAGCAGTCACCGTGCCCACATCAAGCGCCACGGATGCCGTATAGGTCAGCCGCATGTAGCGGTACAGCGTGTTGGAGAACGCGGGCTTGGCGCGCACGAGGAACGGCGTGCGCTGGGCCAGAGCGGTCAGGTCGATGCCCGGGAACTCCTCAAGCGTGTCCCAGTCGGACCCGTCCTGCGAAATCTGCACGGCCACGTCCATCGTGGGATCCGGGGGCGCCGCAACCGTAACCGTGGGCGCAGACGTGTAGCCCGCGCCGCCAGCCGTGACCGTAAAGCCGGTGACGACACCGTTTTCCACGGTGGCCGTTGCCTCGGCACCTGCACCACCGGAGATGGTGACAACGGGAGCCGAAGAATAACCTGCGCCGCCGGATGCTACCGCAATGCCGGTTACGGCCCCACTGGCTTCGGTCGCGGTGCCTGTTGCGGTTTCGGTATCGGCCATCGGCAGCGTGCCGCATTCGGCGAACACCTTGAACGGTCCGGTCGGGCCGAAATCGCGGTTCTGCGAGAAGTCGATAATGTTGGTCGAGGGCGTGGCAACACCCGCCGCGAGCGCGGTCAGGTCCTGCGCGTTGCTGAACAGCAGCAGTCCATCAATGATCATCTGGGCGGTTTCCTTACTGGACCGTTTCTTCGGTGTTCAGGATCTGGTCGCAGGTGCGGATGGGGATGCCGCGGAAGGCCGTGACCGGCTTGCCATCCCATTCCAGCATCTGCAGCAGCACGTTGGTCTTGTTGAGCGCCTGCAGGTCCAGTGCCGTGCCAAGCGTGCGGTTGACGTAGATGGCCGGACGGCCCCACGACAGCGGCTGGCCGCCGGTCGCCTGCGTGGCCGTCTGCACGTTGGTCACCCCGCGCGGCATGGTCGGGATCTTGTGCACGGCGGCGACCAGCATGGAGATCAGGTTCGCCGCGCTGTCACCGGTCAGGCTATCCACGTCGATGTTGGCGATGCGGACCACGTAACGCCAGTCACGCACGGTCAGGCCGCAATCCCATTTGTAATGGGACTGGTACGCCTGATACGGATTGCCGTTGGCGTCGAGCACCGGCGCGTCGGTCGTCACGTCATTGCGCTGCAGCCCGGCGATACGCCCCTTGGGGAAGATGCCGAACGCCGTGGTCGGCCCCCAGCAGGTCAGCCACATCGACGTGTTGCTGGTGCCGCGGCCACCCGCGTCGATCACGTTGACGGCGTTGGCGGCCTTGCTCGCGTCCACCGTGCTGTAGCGCGGCGCAAGCCCGGTGAAGGCCGGCAGGTCGCTCTGCTCGGTGCCATAGAACAGCGTGCCCGCCATCTGCTGGTTCATGCCCTCGATGAAGGCCATGTCCTCGGACAGGCGGAAGGCGGCCACGTCGCCCTCAAGGTTCGCCAGGTCCTTGTCCACCAGCGAGTAGGTTTCCAGCATGCCGCAGCTATCGGTGATCTGCGCGGTCGTGCTCTTGGCGCGCGGCACACCGTAGTTGAGCATGCGCCACGTGGCAGCGGGCAGCCCGGTGCGCACGGTCGTCTTGTTGCCGGTGGCGAGGTTGCCCATCTTCCACAGCATGTCATCAAGGATTTCGTTGGTTTGGGACAGCAGGTTCACGATATCCGCGATCTCGCCGTCCTCGCGCCGCGCGGCCCAGTCGGCCAGCGTCAGGCAGGTGGTGCTGGAAATGGTTGCCACCGGTTATGCTCCTGCTTTTGCCGACTGGCCGTAAAGGCGCTGGGCAATATCATCAAAACTGCTGCCGCCGCGCTTTTCCGGCGCAGGCCTGCCTTTGTCGGGTGGTTCGGCCAGACCCATCGCCTTGCCGATCTGCACGAAGGCGCGGATGACGGTGGGGTTGTTGCCCGCACCCGTCTCGGCCAGCGCCTGCACAAGATCATTGCCGCCATAGGCCTTGATCACGCGATCGGCCGCGGCCTTTGCATCCGGGTTCAGACCGTTGCCATCGGACAGCGTGCGGTCGGACAGGACTTCCTGCCGCCACTTCATCGCCTGTTCGTGCTGCTGCTGCCCGGCCTGTTCCAACTGCTGCTGGACAAACTGCAGGCCGTGTTGCGTGATGGTGCTGAACTGCTCCTGCGTCAGGCCGGCTTCACGCGCTTCGGCCTCGTACTGGCCCATCGCCTTTTCATCGACGCTGAAACCCTCGGGCGGCGTGAATTCATATTTCTCCGGGACGACAGGCTTTTCAGGCGGTTTTTCCTGCTCACCGCCTTCCTGCGCCCCTTCGCCATTCGGGGCTGCACCTTCGGACGCCGCTCCGCCCGCAGGAGGCTGCGTCTCGGACGTCGTGCTGTCAGCGCCACCGCCCAGAAGGGTATCGGCCGCGCTGACAGCAGCAGGGGCATCAGCAGGCGCACCAGTGCTTGTGGGTTCATCACTCATCCGCGTTCAGGCTCTCCATGAGGATCTTGCTCAGGATGCCTTCACCTGCGTTTGTTAGTACCGTGTGCAGCTTGATGCCGATATCGCGCTGGCCTTCGCGGAAGGCGGTCGCCATCGGGTCGCCCGGCACGAATGACCCGGCCATGAACTGCGTCTCGTTGAGGATACGCAGCAGCACGCGCCGGCCGCGCGGGTCGGACGCCACCCATGCAAGGTCAAGCTGGTCGGTTGCGCCCCTCGCCTTGCGCCGCGTGCGCCGTTCGCGGACCTGTTCGGGATCGTGCGGGTCGTACATCAGCCGCTGCCCCCGATGCCGGACATGATCGCCTGCAGTGCATTCTGGCCGCCGCCCACATCCGTGTCAGACAGGTTCTTGGCCCCTGCCGCCATCTGCTGGGCCTGTTCGGCTGCGGCCTGCTGCTGCTGGGCATATTCACGCTGCTGGCGCATCTGGGCCACAGCCTGCGGATCGCGCATGATCGCCTGGTTGATGCTGAGCAGGTTGCCGTAGATGTCCACGGCCTGATCCAGATCCACATTGTCCATCACGCTCTGGTCCACGCTGACCAGTCCGCCACAGAAGCGCACGAACTGTTCGATGCCCGTGGTCTCGGTCGCGCGCTGGGCCTGCGCAAGGACAGAGATGTAATTGACCTTGAGCGGCCCGGTCCCCATCTGCTGCGGACGCACGGGCAGCAGGCCGCCGCGTTCCATGATGCCCAGCGTGACATTGATGATCGGGTTCAGCGCCTCGTTGTGGAACCGCTCCAGCACCGGGCCGAGGGCGAGCAGCTTTTCCTGCTGGCGCACATTGATCTCGGCCGCCGTGACGGGCTGCGCCTGGTCCATCTGGCTGACCATCAGGATCAGGTCATTCTTCAGCGTGACGCGGATCGCTTCCTGAAACGCCTGTATGCGCTCGACCAGTGGCGCGATGTTTGGGCTGGTCTGGTACACCGGACGCAGGCCCGCGCCATTGCCCATGGTGTTCAGGCCGGGAATGAAGTTGATGCCGTTGGGGATCAGGCTGACCAGCCCGTTCTGCATCGCGGCGTCGGCCTGCATGGGCGGACGCGCGAACTTGTCCACCACCTCGGCGCATCGAAGCTGGGCAAGCTGCAGCGATTTCACGTCGCCCAGCGCGTCTTCGGCCGGGCCGTGGCCGTAGGCATCGTTGGACACGGCATGCCAACGCGGGCAGATGAACGGCTTTTCGGGATAGCCCTCGATGCGCAGGACCGGAACGCTGGGATTGCCGTATTCGTAATACACGCCGATATACGGCGCGCCACGCCAGCCGATTGCGCCCGGAACGCGGTCGAGGTTGGGCATGATGGCATGCACGACCGGGATTTCGCGTGTCAGCATGCGGCTGTCATACAGGCCCTGCACCGTGGGCGAGCAGTTGTCATACCCGAACTTGCTGACCACCTGGCGCACGTTCTGCACATACTCGCGCACCAGCGTGTCGATCTCCATTCGCTCGTTCTGCATGATGAAGTATTCGCCAGCCGTGAGCGGGTAGAACCGCACCACGTCCTCGTAATCCTGCTGGATGATGACCGCGCCCGTGCCGAAGCCCGCGATTTCCTCGTAAAGCTGGGCCATGGCGTTGTAGAAATTGCCGGTGGCGAACACACGCTGCAGCCGCTTCTGCACGGTGGCCAGCCACTGCTTTACGTCCGGGTCGTCGTTCAACTGGTCATTGTTGGTGGAAAGCTGGAACCAGTCGCGCGCCGGGCTGGTGATGCCCGCCATCAGGAAGGCGGCAAGGTCGCCCACGCACTTGGTCGCCGTGCGGTCCACGATCTGCGTGCCCTTGGGCAGACCGCGCGATCCCTGGTTGGGGAGCAGGTTATTATACCGCATACCGCCCCCGAGTGGGCATGATGTACCACGTGATCTCGCGCCATGTCTCCCGCCACGATGACCGGTCCATGCGCATCAGCACGATCAGGCGGTCTATCTCGTCACGGGTTTTCTGTTCGGGGCTCGTGTCGTCGGACGGTGCGGCGCGCGCCATGTCAGCCGCCCAGCAATGTCTTGGGGGCGCTGGTCGCGGTCTGGCTCAGGCCGCCCGGCCCGGTCAGCATGGTCGAACCCATGCCGCCCGCCATACGCGCGGCCTGCGTGGTGGAGTTCTGCAACCCCTGCACGGTGTTGTTCACCGTCTGCCCTGCCGCCGGTGCAGGCGTGTGGGTTATCACCTTCGGAGATTTGAAAATGCCCATGCCAGCCCTGTGCGGGCCGTTTGTTAGTAGCGTGTGGCGTCAGGCGTAGGGGTCGTAATCGCCCTGCACCTGCTGTCCCACAGGACCGATGGGACTGCCTGAAAACCGGGACGGTGCGACGGGATAGGCAAAGGTGATCGCCAGCGCATCCCCCACGTCAGGCGATGCCAGCCCACGCTTTTTCATGTCCTCCTTGCGCTCAAGGATGATCTCGTTGCGCGGGTTGAAGAAATACCACGGTCCGGCAAGGTCGGTGCGCAGTTCTTCATCATCCGGGATGCCGCCGGTCTGCAACCACGCGCGCATGGTGCCCCACATCTCCGCGCGTTTGTTGGCATAGCTTTCGGACTGGATATCGTAATTCACCCGGTCAGATTTACCGCCAAACTGCACTTCCATCAGGCCACGCACACGCAACTGCCTGCACCGGTCCACCACGCCTGCACCGACGCCACCGCCATCGACAAACACCGCATCCGCTCCATACCTCGCAGCTTCATCCGCCACGCGGGCGGCAAGCTGCATCGTGTCCACATTGCGAAGCTTGATCGGCGAGATCAGCCTGGCATCGCGGCCCTTGCGGAAAAAGATCACCGACTGGTCATCGCCATACCGCGCCACGTCCACGCCAATGACCAGCGCATCGGACAGGATGGCCGCCACATCACGCCGGGCAGCGGCCTCAATGGAATCGGTGCCAATGAACTGCATGGACCCAGCCCGCGGGAACAGGCCGCGCACACGCACGCGCATGAAGTCGCTGTCCTCGCCATAGGCCGTTGCCCATTCCTCGAACAGCCGCTTGTTCGTGCCCTCTACCGTTCGGCTGTCGATCTGTCGGCCATGCCAGCGGTGGCGCTGCTTGTTGAAGCACTCGAAGAACCGGCCGACGGGCTGAGTGGGGTTTCCGAACGCGCACCAGATGATTTCGGTGCCTTCATCGGTCAGCGCGCCTTCGGCCACTTCCCACACACGGTCGATAATGCCCGATGCCTCATCGAAGATCAGCAGGATACGGCGCCCCACGTTGTGCAGGCCGGCGAAGGCTTCAAGGTTTGTCTCGGACCACGTGACCGCATCCGCCCGCCACGTCTTGTCATGCCCCGGCAACGTGGAATGGATCGACATGCCATGCACCTTGAACCAGTGCGAACAGATCAGCAGCCGGAACCATTTGCTGATTTCGGGAAACGTCTTCGTGCGGAGCTGCGGCTCGGTATTGGCCGTCACCACGACCTTGGTGTCCGGGCAGGTGCACAGCGCCCACGCAATCAGCATGGACACCAGTGCCGACTTGCCGATGCCGTGGCCCGAACTGACCGCCTGCAGCACGGGCATCAGCACATGTTCGGGCGCGTATCCCTCTTTCAACCGGTCGCCAACCGATTGCAGGATCTCGCGCTGCCATTTGCGCGGACCGGCGGCATTGGCCAAATCGGTGCCTGCCTTGCCCCACGGGAACGCGAACAGCACGAAGCCCAGCGGATCAAGGCTGTAGCTGGCGATTTCTTCCGCCAGCAGCGCTTCGATATCAGCCGCCACGCGCCCGCTTGCGCCCTTCATCGATCAGTGCCGCAATGTCCGTGTTGACGTTCATGTCCACGGTCGAGCGGTCGCGGTATTTCTCGGGCCTGTGCGCCTTGAGCAGCGTGGTCAGCAGGCTGTCGCTATAGCGGCGCTGCAGGACCGGATTGCCATCCTGATCGTAAACCAGGCCGTCCTTGCAGGTGACATACTCGTCGTAACCATCGCGGCCACGGCGCCATGCCTCCAGTTCCAAGCTGTCCATGGCGATCTGCATCGCCTCGTCCCATTCGGCGGCAAAGGCTGGATCATTGTCGCGTAGCTTGTATGCCGCCCCGCGGTTGATGCCTGAAAGGCGGCATGCTTCCGTCACATTACCGGCATTACGCAAGGCCTCAATAAACGCGCGCGTTTGTCCTGTCGTACGTGTGCCGCGACCGCGCATTACTCACCCCATCCCCACACGCTTGACCGCAGCCATGTGCCCAACCCTGATGATCCGTTCACGCATCTGCCCCACATTGGTGGCAATCTGCATGAACATCGGGTCACTGCGGTGCATGGCCAGTTCCTCCGCGGCTTCCTCGGCATGGCGTAGGCCGGCTACCATCTTCTCGTATGCATCGTTCTCGCTGTTGGTAACGCTGCGTCTCATCGGTCTTTCCTCGATTGGATGTAATACCCGACCTCGCGTTCGTTCCTGATCTCGACGCCGCTCGGTCCTTCGGTGCCGATCAGGCAGATCAGACCCCGCAACTTGCTGATCTTCTCGCGGATCACGCGTCCCGGATCTTCTGGTTCATTATCCGGGTCGGGCCAGACCGCCTGCGTGATGGCGTCACGCGACTGGATCACGCCCGCCCGACGCATCAGCTTTTCCATGATACGAAACGGCACAGGCGCCAGCAGGACTTCACCACGCGGGCCGGACAGCACATGCCGCCCGACATCGAGAGACAGTCTGCCGACCCGGTAAATCTCGTCCTGCGCTACTGTCATACCTGTAATCCCGAAAGTATCTGACAATGGATCTGCGATTTATTTCGTCCGCTCGTTCCACCAGATACCAAAGACAAATTTCTGCATGATCGTTTTAGTATGCGCATATGGCGGTTGGTACTGTTTTTCACCAAGCTTCTGACCGTTCACCATCATTCACATCCCTGAACCAGGTGCATGGGCCATCGAACAGCATGTCCACGATACCCGTCCGGCCACCCCGGTTTTTCAGCACGATGACTTCCGCCTTCCCCCGTGAACGATCGAGCGCATCGAGAAACTCCACCCGGCGTTTTTCATAGGTCACGTCGGATTCATTCGTATTGCGGACCGGCTGGCCATCCGTGCCCATCCGCGTGCGCAGGACATACTCCTCGCGATAGAGCGCCATGACGCACCGGGCATCCTGTTCGATGGCGCCTGAATCACGAAGGTCCGACAATACCGGCCGCCGGTCCTCCCGATTCTCGGACTGCCGGTTGAGCTGCGACAGCGCGATGACCGGAACCTTGAGTTCCCGCGCCATGCGGGCGAGGTCACCGCTGATCTCCGTCATCTCCAGCGTGCGGTTGCCGGATCGGCGGGCCGCGGTGGAACCACGCAGCAGCCCCATGTAATCCACCATGATGAACTGCAACCCCGCCTTGGCGCGTTTCATCTGGCGCGCACGGGCAAGAAGCTGCGCTACCGTGATCCCTTCGCGGTCATCAATCGAAAGCGGGATTTCCTTCAGGGCGATGGACGCATCGACCATGCGGGCCATGTCGCGTTCGCTGATGCGCGTCGGCTGATCTTCGCGGTCGTCCATGCCGGTCAGCACCATGTCCAGTGGCATGCGGACCTTGGCTGCGATGGCACGGCCCATCAGTTCCTCGGCCGACATCTCGCCAGACCAGAACAGGCCACGGCCATTCAGCCTGGCCATCCTGACCGCCAGCGACAGTGCAAACCCCGATTTACCGATGCTGGGGCGTGCCGCGACGACATACATCGCGCCGGGGCGAAAGCCGCGGATCCTGTTGTTCAGACCCGTGAACCCGGTATCGAGACCAGACAGGAACCGTCCTTCCTGCCAATGGGCATTGGTTTCCTCCATCAGCGCCTGTCCGGCAGTAAATGCGGTGACCGTCGGCCTGCTGGCGTCGCTGCCCTTGGACAGGGCTTCCAGATGCTCCAGCGCCTCGTTCAGGATGTCGTCCGCCGCAGCTTCGGAACTGGCTGCCCGTGCGCGCATTTCGTCGGCGCAGGTCTGGATCGACCGCTTGACCCAGCAGGCCAGCACGGAGCGTGCCGCTTCACGCGCCATGCGCACATCGGCCGCCGTGATGATGCCGGGCAGGTGCTTGGCCTGCCATTCGACGCCCAGGGCTTCGTTCGAGCGGACCTGTGGCATGATCGTTACGGGTGACACCTGCCGGCCGGCCGTGATTTCGCCCTGCACGATCCGGAACATCTCGGCCATGTCGGCGTGGTAGAAATGCTCCACCTTCACCACGTCCGCCACGCTGTCATAGGCCGCGTTGTTCATCAGGATCGACCCGATCACGCAGGCTTCGGCCAGCGCATTGGCCAGCGCTTCCTGCGGCTTCGGCTCGAAATGCAGGACCTCAGCCATGGGCGGCTTCCGTCAACGGGAAATGCTCTGGCCGGGGCGACAGGCCGTCATAGCCGTTCCGTGCCCATTCCCGCAGGGCACCGCGATAGGCGTCCTCGTCATGCGTCCGGACGTAGCCCGGATCGGATGCCGCCAGCACGCCCTCGTCCGCCCAGCGCTCGTTGTTGAGCCAGGTTGCAGGATGGGGGATGTAGGTCGGATCCGAAGGCCATGCCGTTGCAGCGATGGCGGCGAGCAGGGTTTCGAGGCTGGCCTTGCCAACCGCCTTGGCGAACGCCCGGCGTGCCTTGGGCTTGCCGACCTTGCGGGGATAGGCCTGCCAGAACTGCTCGAACGCTGCTTCGTCAGGTTCGGGCCTGACAGCACGGCGGGTCTTGGGTTTGGGGGTGGATGGTTTTTCAGAATCATCGAAAAGTTCATCCCCCGGAAGGGGGATTATAGGGGGTATTTTATACCTTTCCATCGGCCCCTGTGTTTCGATGCCCTGTCGATGTTCATTCGGTGTTTGAACATCGATTGCCTGATGTTGACCCTGCGAACCATCATCGACTGATCGACTGCCACGCGGTGCCTTGCCACCGACCGGCCCGGTTTTCTTGCGGCTGCACGTATGGCTTTTCGTTGCAAGGGCCACAAACTGCTCCACCTCGGCCGTGATCGGGTGGACGGGCTTGGGGCGTTCCGGTCGCTGGAATTTCCTGAAATTACGAACCGCGCCATAGGTATCGCCATCCGCCTCGTAACGCATGATGGCCCCGATCCTTTCCAGTTCAGCAAGCAGAGCCGCCGCGTCACCATTGTCGGCTGGCAGCAGGCGCATCTTCAGCTTCAACGGCTTCCACGGGAATATGCCGTTGTCATCAGCCTCGTTCCAAAGGCCGATCAGGAAAAGCCGCGCCAGCGGAGAAACGGAAACGAAGGTTTCGTCAGTCCACAGACCGGGATGGACACTTCGGATACGTGCCATTATCGCTCCGCCTCCTCGAACGCGCAGAAATAGCCGAGGACCTTGCCGGTCATGGCTGCTTCCTCGCGCATCATTTCCAGATCCGGAGCCGATCGCACCGCTGCGATAAAGGCGCGGGAAAGCTCCTGCCGCGCCATGAACATGCGGGCCAGGTCGGCTTTGTGCCCGCCCTGCATCAGCATGTCGCGCATGATGGGGTCTTCGGGAAAATTGCGGCGGTTATCGTCACGCCGTGGCATGGGAATGACGGTCATCGGTATAATCCACGCTGTGCCCGGCAGGCACTGGCCGCCGGGGTGATGTCATTGGGGGCGATGGCGGGATGTACGCGCGCCATCATCGACGCGACCGCCTGTGCCACAGGTCGGCCCGCCATCTGGCGATTTCGGCATTGTGCAGGTTGATGCGGCAGATAGACCGCCAGCGGTCGGCCATCTTCAGGCAAAACCATTCCCAGATCATGCAGCCTCTTTCTTGAGCGCATCGAGACGTGCGCTTAGCAGTTCGGCCTCGGCGATGTGTCGTCGCTGCTCGGCCTCCAGGTGGGCCGCGAACCGGGCACGCACGCGCAGCCATTCGCCTGCGGTGACGCTCCTGATTTCGCGATAGATACAAGCGCGGACCCGCCGCTCCGTCAGCCCAAGAAGACGCGCGGTATCGTGGATGGCCGCCTTCAGCCCGCCTGCACTCTTGCGCGCGCGGACGGCTTCCGTGACGATATCGGCGAATTCATTGACTGCGATTTCGGCTGTCATTCTTGCCCCTTGGACAAAATGCTCCACGCGCTTGGACGAAATACTCCACGCCATTGGACAATTCCTGTTGCTAGATTCCGGGTGTCGAGGCCGGAAGCAGCAACAGGACGAAGGAGCGTATGGAGGAAACTGGAAAACGGAAGGATGCCGCGACGGGGCCGGATGCCCTGTCGCGCATCGACGTGGCCCTGCTGGGACTGGCGCAGTTGCGCGCTCAGGCAGGTGCATATGATTACATACAGGCCGCGAAGCTGTGCACGGCGCTGAGCGCTGCGATCCTGTCGCCCACCCTGCTGCCGGTCGCCACCATTCCCATGGCGCCGGTCGTAAGCCAGCCACTGAACCGGCTGATCCACGGGCTGCAGCATGTCGGGGTGGTTTAAGGAAAAGGTGGCGCGGGGCATCAGGCGTCCTCACCCGTGCCATGCGTACCGGGCTGTAGGGCCGCATCGCCAGACGTGGCTACAGTTTCAGCACGGGAAGGAGTCGTAACCTCCTTCCCGCTTTCCCCACCCCGTGCAGAGGATGAAGCCTGTGACTGAATCTCGGCCAACCATGTCATTAAAACTTCTGGGCGTACGTCGTGCAGGCGAAAACCTTGAAACAGGCCATGCAGAACTGACTGTAGCTCTTGCTGGAAACGATGGAGAGACGCCGTGGTCAGGTACTCTGACACTGCAGATCCCGGATCAAGAATTAGTTCTTCACAAATCTTTTGAAGTGAAGACACTCGCCGAGAGAGCATTGCTTCAAGTTCTGACGACATATCAGTTGACAGCGGGCACAAAGACCCCGCCGAAAGTGGAGTAAGGATCACCCCATAATTCAGGGCCGTGTTGTGGAGCGCATTTGCTGCACGATCGATCCGCGAGGTGTCGTCACTCACCGCCGGTCCTCCCCTGCTCTGCCCGCACGACCGTCACGCCGTCGAACAGGTCCGGGCGGAGTTGTTCACGGGGGATGCCGGTGGCGGCTTCAAGGGTGATGAGATGCTTGTCGGGAATACGCCCCCACCCCAGCACTGTCGCATGGGACCGAAGGCCAGCGGCGTGGGCGACCTTTGCAGCTCCGCCTACCCGCTTCATGAGTTCTGCTGGTGTCATGCAAGAATGTTAGTATTTCCGACTTTTAGGTGCAACGAAAAAGTCGGCAGGTCCGACACAGAGGTTAGAAATATCAACCATACTGATGCCCATGAGCCTTGAGACTGACATGGGTGCCCGTCTTTCCGCCTTGCGATTGCAGAAAGGAAAGAAGGAAGGGCGACGAATTACCCAGCAAGAAGCGGCAGATGCTGTCGGCATCGGGCGCAGCACGCTTGCGTCTTATGAAAAAGGCCACGACAAGCCAGGGCGAGACACGATGATCGCCTTAGCGCAGTACTACGCTGTTCCCGTTGACCATATAGCTGGCACGCCGTCGATTAATTCTGATCTGACGCCGCAAGCGGTCGAAGATCCTGACGAACTGGCCCTCCTCGGCTTCTGGCGCGCCCTCAATCACGACGAGAGAAAGCTTCTTCTCACTCTTTTCGAGAAGGCTATCGGCACCAATGCGGCCTGACCCATCCTCTGATTCCCGTAGGTCTTTTGCTGCATTCCCGTTCATAGTTCCCCTTTCGTTCTCAAAAAACGATAGCAGCATGCACCGTGCGGTTGTCATACGGAATTTGGATATGGGTTATGCTGATTGTACGAAAATTTAAGGTAGTACTTACCCTAATTTTCCTGCGTCGTGGCAGGGGTAATTTTCATAAATATCAGCAACTTAGTTAAGTGTAAGGATGTTTTCATGGCACCGTCAAATCAGTTTGTTTTGGACTTAGGGATAGAGATTCAGAAAGATGTCAACGGCATTGAAATGGGGGTTCTTGACGATGGCACTCCTTTTTTAACGCAGACGGGCTTAGCAAAAATATCTGGAGCAGTAAGAAGTGCTATTTTTGCCATTTCCCAAGAATGGGAAGACCATTACAAAGACGAAGTATTAACAAAAGACAGAATATCTTTTATAAAAGAATACCTTTTTAATAATGGATATAGAGAGAACAAGTTATATATAGAGATACAAAAGGATGGTTCTATTCATTACGCTTATCCAGATGTAGTATGTATGGCTATTCTGGAATATTATGCGTTCGAATCCCGCACACCAAGTTCTGAAGCACTCAAAAATTACAGAAGGTTATCTACTTACGGTTTCCGAAAATTCATATATGATGCGCTAAACTATACCCCGCAAGATAAGTGGAAATATTTTCATGACAGAGTTACGTTATTAAACAATGCTCCTCCAGACGGATATTTTATTATATTCAATGAATCGACGGGATTAATAGTAGACCTCATAAATTCAGGACTAACTGTAAATCACAAAACAATACCAGATATAAGCGTAGGAAAAGGCTGGGGAATATATTGGGATAGCAATGGGCTTGATAAAAAATTTGGGGTTCGTGTGAAATATGAGCATAATTATCCATCATATTATCCCCAAGCTGCTAGCAATCCCCAAAAACCATGGGCATATCCCAACGAAGCTTTGCACTACAGTTGCATTTTGTGTCGTGAGTGAGCGCGGATAGCACTGGCCTGATGCGTTCGTCGAAAGACGGACCATCTGAGGATGTGAGAGACGGGTAG